CTGGCTGAGCCCGACATTGAGATTGAGATTGAAGATCCAGAGTCAGTAACCATTAAGACTGGCGACATTGAGATTGAGATCGGTAGCGTTGAAGATGACTTTGATGCCAACCTTGTTGAGCATTTACCTGATGATGTTGTTTCCGGCTTAGTCTCTGACCTACTAAGTGATTTTGACGAAGACATTAATTCTCGTAAAGACTGGATGCAGACTTACGTTGACGGGCTTGAGCTTTTAGGAATGAAGATTGAGGAGCGGGCGGATCCTTGGATTGGAGCCTGCGGGGTTTACCATCCTCTATTGTCAGAGGCGGTAGTTAAATTTCAGGCCGAAGTAATGATGAGTACTTTCCCGGCTGCAGGCCCGGTGAAGACGCAAATTATCGGCAAAGAAACTCCTCAAAAGAAGCAAGCCGCGACCCGTGTGGCTGCTGACATGAACTATGAGTTAACGGATGTGATGACCGAGTTCCGCCCTGAGCATGAGCGCATGTTGTGGGGCTTGGGTCTGGCCGGTAATGCCTTTAAGAAGGTGTACTTTGATCCAAGTTTAGACCGCCAGACATCTATTTTTGTTACGGCTGAAGACCTTGTGGTCCCATACGGTGCGTCGGACCTGCAAACGTCCCCTCGCGTTACGCACATCATGCGCAAAACAGAAAATGAACTGCGCAAACTACAAGTTGCCGGCTTTTATGCTGACATTGACTTGGGTGAACCCGACAATACCATTGATGAAGTAGAGAAAAAGATAGCCGAGAAGATGGGATTCCGCGCCCAGACGGATGATCGCTACAAAATCCTTGAGATGAATGTAAATTTGGACCTTGAAGGGTTTGAAGATACCGACAAACACGGAGAGGAGACTGGAATTGCCCTACCTTATATCGTTACGATTGAAAAAGGCAGCAATAAGTGTCTGGCTATCCGTCGAAATTGGAGCCAAGACGATAAGTTAAAGGCAAAACGCCAGCATTTTGTTCATTACGGCTATATCCCTGGCTTTGGTTTCTATTGTTTTGGCCTTATCCACCTTATTGGAGCATTTGCCAAGTCTGGGACATCCATTCTTCGTCAATTAGTAGACGCCGGCACGCTTGCAAACCTACCAGGAGGTTTTAAGACACGCGGTCTTCGTGTAAAGGGCGACGATACACCTATCGGACCAGCCGAGTGGAGGGATGTTGACGTACCGAGCGGGACTATTTCTGAGAACATCATGGCTCTTCCTTACAAGGAACCAAGCCAAGTGCTGGCAATGCTCCTTGACAAGATCGTTGATGAAGGTCGTAAGTTTGCGTCCGCTGCTGACATAAAAGTTGCAGACATGTCTGCCAACTCTCCCGTCGGCACTACCCTAGCTATCCTTGAGCGCCAATTAAAAGTAATGACTGCTGTTCAGGCGCGTATTCATTACTCGTTTAAGCAAGAGCTAATATTGTTGCGCGACATTATCAGGGACTACACCCCTGATGAATACAACTATGAGCCAGAAGAAGGCTCACCCAAAGCCAAGAAATCTGACTATGACTTAGTTACAGTTATACCTGTCTCCGATCCCAATGCCGCAACGATGGCGCAAAAGATTGTGCAGTATCAGGCGGTCATTCAACTGGCTCAGCAAGCTCCGCAGATATATGACCTACCGCAGCTTCATCGACAGATGCTAGATGTACTGGGAATTAAGAACGCAGAGAAATTAGTTCCTCTTCCTGATGATGAGATGCCCATTGATCCTATTAGTGAGAACATGAATGCGCTGAATGGTAAGCCGCTTAAGGCGTTTATCACTCAGGACCAGCAGGCTCATATTGCAGCGCACCAAATGTTCATGCAAGATCCTCTTGTGATGAAGACCATCGGCCAGAATCCTCAAGCCAATATGATCATGGCTGCATTGCAATCTCACATTGCAGACCACCTTGGTTTCCACTATCGCACGATGATAGAGAAGCAAATGGGTGTGCCTCTGCCGCCGCCTAATGAGCCATTACCAGATGATGTTGAAGTCCAGCTATCGCGGCTGGTTGCCCAAGCAAGCGCACAAGTCCTGCAAGCAAATACTGCTGAAGCTCAACAAGCCCAAAATCAACAGATGGCTCAAGATCCACTTGTACAAATCCAACAGCAAGAGATGCAGATTAAGGGTGCGGAACAACAACGCAAACAACAGAAAGACCAGACTGATGCTCAGCTAAAAGCTTCTCAGCAACAGATTGAACGTGAGCGCATTCAAACTCAAAAGCAAATTGACATGACCAGGATTCAAGTTGATGCAGCAAAATCCCAGCAAACGTTAGATGCTAATAATAAATTAGAGCAGCAACGAATGATAAGTAACATTATTGGACGTAAACAATGATTGACAACTATCTACAACATCTATTTAAAAAGATAGATGACAAAGTATCCCAACTCCAAGAGTCTCTAGCGGATGGAAACGCTAGTGATTATGCGGAGTACAAGAAGGCGTGTGGCGAGGTTAAAGGTCTGCTCACTGCGCGTTTATTTATCTCAGACCTACAAGAAAGATTGAAAACCCATGACGATGAGTGAAGTAGACTTAATTAAAGCTGTGGACTTATCTCAGATACTGAACAAGGTCCCAGAACAAAAAGCTAAGCAGCTACCAAAGCCGGCTGGCTACCGCATTTTGTGCGCAATTCCAGAAGTGGAAAAAGAATACGAAAGTGAACTTGGATTACTTAAATCTGATGAAGCCATTCGTAACGAAGAGCTACTAACAACGGTATTGTTCGTTGTGGACCTAGGACCGGATTGCTACAAAGATGCATCCCGATTTCCCTCTGGCCCATACTGCAAAGCAGGCGACTTTATCCTGGTTAGACCACACGCAGGAACCCGGCTAATCATTCACGGCAAAGAGTTTCGTGTAATTAACGACGACTCAGTTGAGGGTGTAGTTGAAGATCCACGCGGTATCCGCCGCAAATAAGGAGCCAATATGTCTGATTACAAATTTCCTGATGAGCAGGATGAAACCAAAGATCTTGACGATGAAATCATCGTTGAGGTAGAAGATAAAACTCCTGCTGAAGATCGCAATAAAACCCCCTTACCTGAGAAGATTAAGGAAGATCTTTATAACGATGAGCTAGAGGATTACTCTACCAAAGTTAAAAAGAAACTTCTCCAGATGAAGAAGCTTGCGCATGACGAGCGCAGGGAAAAAGAAACGGCTGTGCGTGAGCAAAACGAGGCTGTTGAATTTGCTAAACGGCTAATGGATGAGAACAAAAGACTCAAGTCCAACCTGAATAGCAGCGAAAAAAATGTGCTTCTTTCGGTCACCAAGACTGTGGAAATGGAGCTTGATTCTGCCAAGAAAGCCTATCGGGAAGCTTACGACTCAGGTGATACCGATAAGGTAATGGAGGCCCAAGAGCGTCTTACTGAAGCAACACTTAAGGTTGATAAAGTAAGAAATTTCCGGCCACAGCCTGTTGAAGATGAAGAAACTGTGGTAAAAACGCCTCAGCCCCGTACTCAAGAGGCTCCAAAAGATCCTTCTGCGGTTGCTTGGCAACAAGAAAACCCTTGGTTTGGGGAAGATGAGGAAATGACTAGCTTGGCCCTGGGTCTTCACGAGAAGATGCGGCGCGAAGGAGTCAGGATCTCTTCACAAGAGTATTACAATCGGCTAAATACAACAATCCGTAAGCGCTTCCCAGAGAGATTTGAGAGCGCAGAGGAACAAGATGACCGGCCCAGCCGGAAAAGCTCGGTGGTTGCACCGGCTACACGGACTACGTCCGCAAAACGAGTTAGGTTAACCCCCGGTGAACTCAACTTGGCAAAGAAGTTTAACTTAACACCGGAGCAATTTGCTGCGGAAAAAATCAAATTGGAGGCCGCAAATGGCTGAAAACAGAAAACCGCGTGAGCTTGAGGAACGACTGATGACTGAGCGCCCAAAGCAGTGGGCACCGGCTGAATTACTTCCTGAACCAGACAAGCAACCTGGGTACAAATATCGTTGGGTGCGTGTTTCAACTTTGAACCAAGCAGATCCCCGCAATCTCTCGGCCAAACTCCGTGAGCATTGGGAGCCTGTTTCATTAGAAGAGCAACCCAGATTTAAACTGTTAGCTGATCCATCAAGTCGATTTAAAGACAACATTGAGATTGGCGGGTTATTGCTTTGCAAGACTCCAAATGAGTTTGTTGAACAACGTAATACTTACTTTGAACGACAAAATTTAGCTCAGATGGAGGCCGTAGACAATACTCTTATGCGTCAAAGCGATGCGCGGATGCCTCTCTTTAGAGAGAGTAAATCTACGAGTAGCTTTGGAAAAGGTATTTAATTTTTAGGAGTCCTTAAATGGCTTATCCAACTGTCTCGGCAGCTTACGGTTACAAACCCGTAAACCTGATCGGCGGTCA